GCAGTCCGCCGCCCGGCGCGAGGTCGTGACCACGCTTCGGCTCGCCGGGGCTGTCGCCTCGTACGCGGCCGAGCAGATCGGGAACGGGCTCGGTCCCGCCGAGGCCAGGCGGGCGGCGGTGGAGGCCGCGGTGGAGCTCGTCGCGGTCGCCGACGCGCTGCGGCGGGCGGTGCGGCTGTGCCCGGCCTGCGGGAAGCCGGTCGACACGACGCCCCGGCCGGGCCGCCCCCGCGTCTACTGCTGCGAGCGGTGCCGATGGAAGCACGGTCACGAGCGGCGGGCGGCGGACCTGGGATTATCTCGCCGGTCGCCCGTTGAATATCCCTTCCGGGCACCCCGGAGCGCCCCGCATGATCGAGCGCACATACCGATCAGGAAGGGACCACCATCATGACCGCCACCGACACCGCCACGCCCAAGGCCGGGCCGAAGTTCAAGGGCCAGGCCGTCGACGGGTACGCGATCGTCAAGACCACCGCCGGTTACGACCAGCTCAGCAAGACGTCCAAGGACGCCGAGGGCGCGGCCTGGCTGACGCGCTGCAACGAGCACGGCAGCACGACCCCCGCCGGTAACCGCAAGGCCGGCCGTGGCCTCGGCTCAGCCGCGCAGCGCGCGACGTGGTGCAAGGGCTGCAAGAGCGCAGCCGCCAAGACCGCAGCCGCGAAGTAGCCGGCCGGTGAATGACCCCGCCAGCACGGGCGGCCGGCACGCCGCCTACTTCGACGCGATGCGTGACGCCGACGAGGCCCTCGCCGACGCGCTCGGCCACCTCCGGGCCGAGCAGCTCGCGGGCCGCCTCACCCCGATACAGGCCGCCACCGAGCGCGTCGGCCTGCTAGAGCGCCACCTCGCCGAGTGCCGTCGCCTGCGCCGCGAGCTGCTCGGCGACGCCTAGCCGCCAGCCGCCGTCCGGCGCGGGGCCAGCGGCACGACCTGCGCCCGGCGGCGGCTCAGCCGCTCCGCGTTCGCCGCGTCCCGCTCAGCGTCGGCGTGCTCGTACCGCGCCGCCATCCGGTAGTCGCTGTGCCCGAGCCGGTGCATCCGCTCTTTCAGCGTCGCGCCCTCGCGGGCGAGCCACGTCGCCCCGGTGTGCCTCAGGTCGTGGAAGTGGAACCCCGGCAGGCCCGCCGCCACGCGGGCGTCCTTCCAGTCGCGGTACATCACCGCGTGGTAGAGCTGGCTGCCGCGCGGCGTGGTGAACAGCAGCGCGTCCCGGCCCGGCTTGACGTGCCCGGCCAGGTGCGCGGCCAGCTCGGGCAGCAGGTGCGGCGGGACCGCGACGTCCCGCCTGCCCGCCGCCGACTTCGGCGGGCCGGTGATCAGCTCGCCGTCGACGCGCGTCATCGCGCGCCGGACCTTGATGACCCCGCGCCCGGCGGCCAGGTCGAGGTCGACGTCGCGGCGGCGCAGCTCGGCCAGCTCGCCGAACCGGAGCTGGCAGTACGCGGCCAGCAGCACCAGCATCCGCCACTCGGGGCGCATCGCGTCGGCGAGCGCGTCGGCCTGCTCCTCGGTGGCCGCCTCGACGTCATGAGCCCGCCGGGGCTCGGTGCTGCCGCCGGGCACCCGGCACGGGTTCGACTCCCGCAGTCCTTCATCGATCGCCGCCTTCATGACCGAGGTCAGCAGCCGGTATGCCCCGGCCCGCGTGCTGGGGGTGCGCCGCCCGTAGCTGGTGTGCCAGTCGTTCACCGCCGCGACCGTGATCGCATCGACCCGCGTCGCGCCGAACGCGGGCAGCAGGTGCCCGGCCAGCAGCCCGCGGTACCTGCGCGCGGTGTTGGGGCTCAGCCCGTTCGCGACCCGCTGCGCGATCATCCGGGCCGCGCACTCGGCGAACGTCGGCGGCGCCGCCGCCCGGCCGGCCTGCGGGACCGGCTGGCCCCACGTGCCGCGCCCGATGTCGGTCTGCTGCGCGGCCAGCCACGCGCCCGCGTCGGTCTTGGTCTGAAACGTCGTCGGCGCGTAGTGCCGCTGCTCGCTGTTCCTCGGCCAGATGTAGGACGCCTGATAGCGCCCGGATCGCAGCCTGCGGATCTTGCCGAAGCCTCGCCGCGTGGTCATGGTGGTGGTCCCTTCGCTGTTTCCCGCACCCCCCGTGCACCTCACGCACCCTGTTTTCGTGGGGGGTAGTTGTCACTCGTTGACACAATACGGGGAGCTGAAACGATTCCTGACGTGCGGGAACGTGCCGCTGAGCTGGGCGGGCTCGGCTCCACGCTAGCACTTGGGCAATGTCATAACAGCGCAGCTCAGAGGGGGTCTGCCCCGTCGCGCACCCCCTGCGCGCCCCAGTCAGGAACGGGCACGTTCGGGGGTGCGGGGTGTCGCTGTGGCCGCACCGGGGCGTACGGCGATCTGACCGCCGGGGGAGACGCGGACGCTGATCATCCGGCCCCTGACACCTAGCCATAACGATCGTGTAACGCTTCTTGCGGTCACGACTGCCTACTGCTGACCAAGAGTCGTAACTACTGACCAGGCACGACTTGACCGGCGGCGCACGCTTGAACGCATGAATACCGCCATGATCAAGCCCGGCGACGTCCAGCCGCCCGTGGCCTACTCCGTACCCCAGACCGCCCGGCTCATCGGCCTGTCCAAGGGCCAGGTCTACATCGAGATCAACGCCGGGCGGCTCCGCTCAGTCAAGGTCGGCCGACGCCGCCTCATCCCCGCCAGCGCGATCGACAAATGGCTCGCCTCACTGCCCGCAGGAGGACGAACCCCGCGCCGGGGGCGGTGATCATGACCCGCGCTGGCCGGCCGCCGGGCCGGGACGCGCAGAGCCGCCCGGTCATCCCTCCGGGCGGCCCGCACCGCGCCAGGCCCTCACCGTCGCAGCAAGGTACCGACGCTGCCAGTCTAGGTTCCGTCGCTGACGACGGCCGGGACCTCGACGCCGCCCTGTCGGTAATCCACAGCTCGGCGGACAGCCTCGGCCCGTGGCTGGCCATCTGGTCGGCCAGAACCGAGCCCGACGCCCATGCCCGGCGCTGCGCCTCGGACGCCATCGACGCGATCGACGCGACGCTCTGCGCCCTGCACCGCATCCGCGCCCGGCTGATCAGCGAGACCCGCCAGGCCGACGACCGGGCCATGGACCGGGCCGGCGAGCTGCTGGCCCGGCTGCGCGAGGAGCCGTCGTGACCAGCCACGGCACCCGCGCGTCCGAGGCACCGTGATGGCCTCCAACAACCGCATCCGCGCGATCCTGCGGCTGCGCGGGACGATCCCCAAGCGGCAGGTCGACCTGCTGCTCGCCCTGGAGACCTTCACCCCGGACGACGACGGCTGGCGGGAAGCCGGGGCGGACCTGCTCGACACCGAGACCAACCTCTCCCCGAGGACGGCGGCCAGGGCACGCGAGGAGCTGACCGGGGCCGGATGGCTCGACTACGAGCGCGGCGACGGCCGGGGCTACGTCAGCCGCTACCGGGTCCGGCTGCCAGACGTCCCGAAGAAAGAAGGTCGCCAGAACGCGGGGGTTAAAGGTCGCCAGAACGCGGGGTCTGAGGACAGCCGAGACGGCTATATGGCGACCTTTAAAGGTCGCCAGAATGACCCCGTAAAGGTCGCCAACGACCCCGATAAAGGTCGCCACCGAAATCCCGCTACCAGCGCAGACGCAAACGGTGCTCTTAAAGAGTCAGCTCTTAAATCGTCAGCATCGCGGGCGCGCGACGTGCGTGCGCGCGACGCGTACGCGCCCGCGCGCGAGGCCGCCGACCTCAACAGCCACGCGGAACGTGCCCCGGCCGCCGCGCCCGGCCCGGCCCCAGAAGGCCGGGCGCGGCTCGCCACCGCATGGGAAGAACGACCCGAATGGGGCCACGGCTACGGCCAGTGCCCCGACTGCGGCGCCTGGTGCCTCATCAAGGGCTACGGGCGGCTCGTCCCCCACCACGGCCACACACCCGGCCGCCCGTGCAACGGCTCGGACCGCCAGCCCGTCGAGCCCGTGCCCTGCACCGGGTGCGGGAACACCGAGCGGGCGCTGTCCGCGAGCGGGCTGTGCACCACCTGCCGCCGCGGCCGCCGCCCAGGGCGGTCGTTCCCGTCCCTGCCGCCCGGCTTCCCGACGAGCCCGCCATGACCAACCCCGGAGGCGGGGGGCCGTACCGCCCCCCGCTGATCAGGTCCACCCATCCACAGGAGGAAACACCACAATGCCAGAAATCCAGCTCAAGCGCCTCGGCAGGCTACAGGCGCGAATCCCCATCGAGGGCACCGCGCCCCTGATCCAGCACCGCTTCTCGGCCAAAGCCCGGCAGATGATGCTCGACCGGATGCAGGGCACCGCCGCCGAACGCGAGCCGAAAGACCCCGAGGCCCTGTTCGAGGCAGCCATCTACCGGCTGCCCGGCGACCGGTACGGCCACCCCGCCGTCGCCTTCAAAGACGCCATCGTCGGCGGCGCCAGGTTCTACAAGGGCTCCAAGCTCACCATGACCGGGCTGCGGATCATGATCTTCGTCGTCGGCGAAGGCGCCGACTCCCTGACCGAGATCGACGGCGAGCCCAAGATGCGCGAGGACCCGGTGCGCAACGCGACCGGCGTCGCCGACCTCCGCTACCGGCCGGTCTACTGGCCGTGGCGGGCCACGCTCACGATCAACTACATCGCCAACCAGATCAGCCTCGACTCGCTCGTCGCCCTGGTCGATGCGGGCGGCAACGTCGGCGTCGGCGAGTGGCGGCCCGAGTTCGGCACCTTCAAGGTCGCCGACGACGCCGACGTGAAGACGGTGCAGGCATGAGCGACCTTCAGCCCACGACCCGCGTCGAGCTGATCGAGACCGGGCTGCGGTCCATCTGGGAGCAGCGCGGACGGCTCGTCCCCGCCGAGGTCGTGGACCTGGCCGCCGACCAGGCCCACCCGCTGCATCCAATGTTCGAGTGGAGCGACTCCGAGGCAGCCCGCCGCTACCGGATCGGGCAGGCCACCGCCATGATCCGCTCCGTCAAGATCACCGTGACCACCGCCCGCGACGGCGAGACCGATGACTTCCGCATCCGGAGCTGGGTCTCGGCCCGCGCCGCCGGTGAACCCGGTCCCGGCTACCTGCCCGAGGAGGAAATCCGGCTCAGGCCCGACCAGCGCGAGCGGGTGCTGCGGCAGATGATGCGCGAGCTGAACGCCTTCCGCCGCCGCTACTCGCACATGGCCGAGTTCTGGTCAGCGATCGAGCAGCTCGGCGACGAGGGACAGGAGGAGACCGGCTGATAATGGCATGGCAGGCGTGGCTCGGCACGGCCAGGCTCGGCAAGGCAGGGCGAGGCTGGGCATGGCGGGGCTTGGCGCGGCAGGCATGGCTTGGCGCGGCAGGGCTGGGCTCGGCAAGGCCCGGCGGGGCGTGGCGTGGCTCGGCGTGGCAGGCAGGGCCAGGCTCGGCGCGGCAGGGCATGGCCAGGCGCGGCATGGTCCGGCGTGGCTCGGCAGGCGTGGCGGGGCAAGGCGCGGCACGGCGCGGCTGAGCCTGGCGTGGCGTGGCGGGGCTAGGCGTGGCAGGCGCGGCGGGGCGGGGCGCGGCTAGGTCTGGCGAGGCGTGGCTCGGCCGGGCGTGGCTTGGCAGGCAGGGCTCGGCTAGGCGCGGCTCGGCAAGGCTCGGCGGGGCCAGGCATGGCGAGGCTCGGCAGGCGCGGCAAGGCGCGGCCGGGCGGGAACTGTTCGCACCGCGAAAGGAGCACCAGCACATGGACGATGATCCCCACACCCGCCCGGACCTCGCCGACCAGCGCGCGGTGCTCGCCGTCGCCCGCGCCGTCCTCGCCGCCGACCCGGACGCCGCCCACGAGGCCGCCAGGTCGGGCTCGTGCGAGCCGTGCACGGTCGTGGCCGCGCTCCAGCTCGGGTTCGCGCTCGTCGCCCAGTTCACCGGGGAGCGGATGTTCGTCAGCGAGAGCCTGCGCCTTCAGCTCGCCGCCGTGATCGACGCCACCCAGCAGGAGCTCGACGCCGCCGGGAACTGAGGGCTACCCTGGCCGCGTGGCCCCGGCTTGTAGTGACCGGCTTATCCAGCGCCCGTAGCGGCTGGCCCGGTTACCCGCCCTCGCCCCCCGCGCTTCACGTTCCGGCGCGACACCTCGAGCCCAGCCATGCCTGCCCGGAGGCCCATCATGACCACACCCGCGCCGCCGATCACGACCGGCTCGTTTCAAGGCGTTCTTCACCCCGCCGACGTCGCGCGCGTGCTCAATTTGCTCGTCGGCGGTGCGCCCTTCTGCGGCGCCGCCCTGACCCCGTTCCCCACCGGGCGGCATAGCGTTGCTTTTCCGACAGCCCGGCCTGATCGGCCGGCCTGGCTCAAGGAGATGGCCGAAATCCCGGTCGTCGGCCTGGGCGACGACGCCGACATCGTGGCCACCTGCAAGCTCGCCTCGATCGTGCTGATGTCCAATGAGTCCGTCTCCGACGCCGAGGTGAATCTGACCCAGGAACTCGGGACCCTGATCAAGGAGAGCGCGTCGGCGGAACTGGATCGCGGCATCTTGTACGGCACCGACGATCCCGAGCCTCGCGGGCTGGTGGCCGCCGCCCCGGCCGCCGCAGGGGCCGACCTCGGGGCCGCGATCACCGCGGCGATCGGGTCGATCGGCGACGCGGGCGGAACCGCGACCCACCTGTGCGCCCGGCCGTCCGTGCTGGCCAACGCCCGCAACACCAGGGACCTGACGACCGACTCCAACAGGCTGGCCTTCCCCGATGGCATCGGCGCGGCCTACGGCCTGGAAGAGGTCGGGGTGCCCGAGCTGGCCGCAGCCGACATCCTGGTCGTCAACAAGGCCAAGGTTTGGCTGATCACCCGGAACGATTTCCTGGTCGACACCAGCCGGGATTACGCCTTCGACCGGGATGCGATCGCCGTGCGGATCCGGGGCCGGTTCGCGGTCGGGGCACCCGACTTGCCGAAGGGCCTGCGCAAGCTGTCGGTCACCGGGCCGGTCCGCGAGCGGGCTGCTGCCAGCAAGGGATGATCGCCTGCCCGTCGTGGGAGTCGTGGGCACCGCCCATCGCGCCGCCTGCGACCGGCGGTCTTCCCCGCGATGAGGCCGAGGCGATCGCCGACGCGCTGTGGGCCGACGACCCCCACCTGGCCGCCGCGATCATGTGGGAGCACTACGCCGCCACCCTGCCGCCGACGCCCGCCGTGTCGCTCGTGCAGACCGGCGCGCAGAGCGTGAGCTATAGCCCGGCCGGGCCGGTCGGCGAATACGGGCTCGCGATCAGCCGGGCGAATTGGCACCGCTCGTTCCTGTCCGGGCTCGTGTCGGTGCCGCTGCGCGTCGCTCACGAGGGAGCGGCGTGACCACCCGCCCGCCGCCGTGGGTGCTCAACGAGCCCATCGTGAAGATCACCCGGCCCGGCCCGGCCATCGTGAACATCACGCGGCGGACCCCCACCGCCATCACCGTGGCGTGGCCCCCCGTCCGGGTGACCGGGGACCCGCCGCCCCCGGCGCCCGGCGTGATCCGGCTCGCCGCCCCGCCGCAAGGCCCCTGGCGCTTGCCCTTGCCCCAGGGACACCCTCTGCGCAACATGGCCCCCCCGGCGCGACGCCCGGTAGCCGCGACGCCCGCCAGCCCGACGTCGGCTCGCTCGTGCCGGTGCCGCTCCGTCGCCCCGCTGTAGCTCCAACTGCGCGACGCTCACGGCGGACGCTGAGCCGCCCTAAGCGGACAGCGCGCGTGATCCCAAGGGGACGAGCGACGGCATCCGCTCGAATCCGCCGCCGAACGACGCGCAGAGCGGAGCACAGCGTCTCGCGCGCTCAGCACGTGTGAGCAGACGCGACAGCGCGTCGACGGCTCAGAGACGCTCTGAGCGCGTCGCTACCCCGGGGATAGACTCCCCCCCCGGGGGTGGTCCGTCGAGCGGCGCGCACAGGGCGCGCATCCGCGCGACGGTTTCGCTGGAAATGCCCGGTAGCCGAAAATGGCGGCATGACCTGCCCACGGTGCGGCGCTCCGGTCCCGCAGCGGCCAGGGCGCGGGCGTCCGCGCCGCTGGTGCTCGACCAGGTGCCGCAAGGCTGAGACGGCGCGGCGGGCGCGTCAGCGGTGGCGGGAGCGCCGGGCCGCTGTGCTGATGGGCGAGCCCGGCGGCGGTGACCTAGACGACCTGAACGTCTGGACGGTGGACGAGCTGGCCGAGGCGCTGGCCGCGCGAGCCTGGCCCGGTCGACAATGACCCCGTGCCCTCGTTCGCCGCGCAGTCCGCCGCCCGGCGCGAGGTC